ACGTAAGAAAGCAGTTACAATTAAAAGGAGACTTACCGAACGCCTCCAAAAAACGCTACAAGAGATCGAAAAACTTGAAAAAGGCAGAGTCGGAGCCTACTCCAACGGCAAGCCCTAAAGAAACTAAAACAGTTCCTGCAGTTCCAATGGCTGCACCGTTTGATACAGAAGTTGCACAAGACATAGTTTTCCAGCCTAACGCTGGTCCACAAACTGAATTTTTATCATCATCAGAACGTGAGGTTTTGTATGGTGGAGCCGCAGGTGGCGGTAAATCTTATGCTATGTTAGCTGATCCGTTGCACGGATTAAACAGCCCTAACTTTAGTGGGCTACTCGTCAGACACACAACTGAGGAACTACGTGAGCTTATACAAAAAAGCCAAGAACTATACCCTCGTGCAGTACCAGGTATCAAATGGTCTGAGAGGAAGAGCCAGTGGATCTCGCCTAGAGGCGGTAGACTTTGGATGTCTTACCTCGACAAAGATATGGATGTTACACGTTATCAAGGTCAAGCGTTTAATTGGATCGGTTTTGACGAGTTAACACAATGGGGTTCTCCCTACGCTTGGGATTATATGAGATCTCGTTTGCGTAGCGCACATGCAACCGAACTAGGTTTGTATATGAGAGCTACAACAAACCCTGGTGGGATAGGGCATCAGTGGGTTAAGAAGATGTTTATAGACCCATCACCATCAAGAGAACCTTTCTGGGCTACAAACATAGAAACAGGGGATGAGATTAGGTTCCCTAAAGGACACAGTAAAGAAGGACAACCATTATTTAAACGCAGATTTATTCCTGCTAGTTTGTTTGACAATCCGTATCTATCTGAAAGTGGTGACTATGAAGCTATGCTTTTGTCACTACCTGAACATCAGAGAAAACAATTACTCGAAGGTAACTGGGATGTAAATGAAGGTGCAGCATTTCCTGAGTTTAATAGAAAGATACACGTAATTGATCCATATAAGATACCAACTAATTGGACTAAATTTAGAGCGTGTGACTATGGGTATGGTAGTCATACAGGAGTTGTTTGGTTAGCGGTAGCACCAGATGAGTCACTCGTTATATATAGAGAACTTTATTGTTCTAAAGTAACTGCGACAGATCTAGCTGACATGGTACTCGATGCAGAAAAAGAAGACGGCACTATAAGATACGGCGTACTTGACAGTTCGCTATGGCATAATAGAGGTGATACAGGACCTAGCCTAGCGGAACAGATGAATATGAAAGGGTGCAGGTGGCGGCCCTCAGATAGATCAAAAGGATCTAGGGTATCAGGAAAGAACGAATTGCATAGAAGATTACAAGTAGATGAGTTTACGGAAAAGCCCCGACTTGTGTTTATGTCTCATTGCACTAATATAATAGCTCAATTACCAGGCATACCATTAGATAAACGTAATCCAGAAGATGTAGACACAAACGCAGAAGACCACTTATACGATGCTTTACGTTACGGCATTATGACAAGACCTCGAAGTTCTATTTGGGACTTCAACCCAGCAACACAACGATCAGGCTTTCAAGCGGCTGATCCCAGCTTTGGATATTAAATATGGCAGAAATAGACGACCTCTCATTTGAGACAGACGATGTAGTAGCCGCACAAGATGCAGAAGATAAAATCTTTGAATCATCTAATGCGGTTGTTTCGTTTGTATCAGAACGATTTAAAAGAGCAGAAGATGCACGAGAAGGTGATGAAGAACGGTGGTTAAGATCTTACCGAAACTATAGAGGACTGTATGGACCAGATGTACAATTCACTGAAACGGAGAAGTCTCGTGTATTTGTTAAAGTCACCAAAACTAAAACACTGGCTGCATATGGTCAAATTGTGGATGTTTTATTTGGCAATAACAAATTCCCTTTATCTGTTGATCCTACTATTTTACCTGATGGTGTTAGCGAGTCAGTACATATTAATATAGACCCTGCTGCAGAAAAAGGCGCAGACGCAATAAAGTCTGCGTTTACGGACACCCCACCCAAACCATACCTTATTGGTCCTGATACTGAGTTACAACCAGGCGAAACTATAAGGGACTTACAAAAACGCTTAGGAGGACTAGAAGATACTTTAGCTCCTGTAGGTGAAAAGCTAATTGAAGGTCAAGGTAAGACAGCTACAACGGTCACTTTCCATCCAGCTATGATTGCTGCTAAAAAAATGGAAAAGAAAATACACGACCAGCTAACTGAATCAGGAGCTTCTAAGTATCTTCGTAGTATGGCTTTTGAGATGGCACTACTAGGCACTGGGGTAATGAAAGGCCCATTTGCTATAGATAAAGAATACCCTAACTGGAATGAAGAAGGCGAGTATGATCCTATAATCAAAACTGTTCCAGCAACTAATCACGTATCTGTGTGGAACTTCTATCCTGACCCTGAAGCGGCTAGTATGGATGACGCAGAGTATACAGTTGAGCGGCACAAGATGTCTCGCAACCAATTAAGAACATTAAAAAGTCGTCCATACTTTATGGTAGATGGCATTGAACAAGCAATAGATAAAGGTGCTGACTATACCCTGAAACACTGGGAAATGAATATGGAAGACGATGATGCTAAACACAATTCGTCAGAACGATGGGAAGTCCTAGAGTTTTGGGGGTTTGTCGATACAGACATACTCGAACAGAATGGTGTCAGCATCCCTAAAGAATTAAAAGATTTACCAGAAGTGAACTGCAACATCTGGTGCTGCAACGGAGAGGTGCTAAGAATGGTTCTAAATCCATTCAAGCCAGCACGTATCCCGTATTACGCTGTTCCATTTGAACACAACCCATACAGTTTCTTTGGTGTAGGTATTGCCGAAAATATGGACGATACCCAAACATTAATGAACGGCTTTATGCGTATGGCGATTGATAATGCTGCGCTATCTGGTAATCTTATTATCGAGGTTGATGAAACCAACCTTGTGCCAGGGCAGGATATGTCAGTGTATCCAGGTAAAGTATTCCGTAGACAAGGGGGTGCGCCAGGACAAGCGTTGTTTGGCACTAAGTTCCCTAATGTTGCACAAGAGAATATGCAGTTGTTTGATAAGGCTAGAGTACTAGCTGACGAAAGCACAGGCTTCCCTAGTTTTGCTCACGGGCAAACTGGTGTGTCAGGTGTAGGACGTACTGCGTCAGGTATCTCTATGTTGATGTCAGCCGCTAATGGTAGCATACGATCTGTCGTTAAGAATGTGGATGACTATCTAATTGCGCCTATGGGTAAAGCGTTCTTTGCATTTAATATGCAGTTTGATTTTGACCCAGATATACGAGGTGACTTAGAAGTTAAGGCTAGTGGTACGGAAAGCTTGATGGCTAATGAAGTACGTAGTCAAAGATTGATGCAGTTCTTAGGCACAGTACAAAACCCAGCACTCGCACCTTTCGCTAAGATGGACTTCATCATTAGAGAGATAGCTAAGAGTATGGACTTAGACCCAGACAAAGTTACTAACTCATTACAAGACGCAGCTATTCAAGCTGAGTTACTGAAGAACTTCCAACAGCCACCCCCTACACCTCCACAAGAAGGTATGGGTCCAGCCGCACCACCTACAGGACAAGCTCCTGAAGTTGTTGCTGGTGCTGATGCAATGGATGCTACTGGTGGTGGCGGTAGTCAAGTAGGAACAGGAATGGCTCCACTTCCCGGTGAAGAAGGATTTACTGGTAATGTCGCTTAAAACTTTTGTGAATAACAAAAAAGAGTGGGATGCCTTTAATGAAGAACTAGATGTACGAATAGCTTCTGCACATCGAAACCTAGAACAAGCTAGTACGTCTATTGAGATACACAGAGCGCAAGGAATAATACTTGCATTACGCCAACTAAAATATTTAAGGGATAAAATAAATGGTCCAAGAGACTAAAGAAGATAAAGGTTTCTTACAATCTACTGCAGACTTCTTTAAGAATTTAGATTATGGACAGCTTGCTGAAGAATCTATTCCTTTTGTAGGTGAAAACATTATTATTGGCAACATAAAGGAAAACCTTAAAGAAGGTAGTCTTGGTTCTGCTGCACTAAATACTGCTGCTCTTGGAATAGGCGTTATTCCTGGTGCAGGAGACTTACTTGCTATGCCTTTTAGAGCATTAGCTAAAAAATATAGCAAAGCACAAAATGCTTTAAAAAAAGCAATTAAAAACACACCTACAGATACACGTTTAGCTGAACCCGTAACTAGTTTTTTTACAACAGGAAAAGGTTCTGAGTATGTAATGAATAAAGGAAATATTACTACTAGACATAAAAAAGTAACAGGTGAAAATCTTAATCCTTCTGCAAAAACTATTTTTCTTGATCAAAAAGCAGCTACTATATTTAAAGATGACTTTGCTAGTCCCAATCAATTACAGAAACAAGTTGGAGGGGAAGGATATAGAACAATTATTCCTGATCCTACTAGTCCTAATACTACTGCTAATATAATATTAGAAACTAGTAAAGGTCCTGTTAAGAAAGCAACTTTTAATTTTTCTTTAGTTCCAAAAAAAGGATTACAACCTTTAGAAATATTAGAAAACGGAACACATATAGGAAATCCAATTACCCAAGTAGATAATGTAGCCGTAGATGATATCGCTAAATATACAGCAACTAAAACAAATATGGTTCCTGTTCGACCTATTAATCAATCTCAATTACAAAGTAACAAACTTCCTTTTAAAAAAGGAGGAGAATTTGTTAATCCTATTAATAAAGAAATTTTAACAAATAAAAATGCTGGGGCTATAAATATTAAAATAGAACCAACTGATGTTAAAGGTGGAAAACCTATGGCAACAATGTCTGCAGGAAATTTTGATGTAGAAAAAGTTGGTACTATAGGAAAGGGCAATACACAAATAAAAGTTAATTTAATTAAACCAACTAGCACAGGCAAAAAAGGCGGTTGGGAATGGGTAAGTAAAAATTCAGAAACTAAAGATGCTAACACTTTGATTTCTGTTACTAAGGGAAATAAACATTACTATACATACGAAACAGATTTTTCTAAAGGCGGTAATTTAACAACATACCCAGCAAGTGCTAGTGAACCTAG